CTTGCTGGCGATGGCCGTGGCAAGGCTCTTCGAAAAGCCGCCTGCCTCCCGCAGGAACTCTTCGAACTCTCGGACGGTCGGCAGCGCGCCGGCCTCCAGAATGGATTTCACGCTGGTCACCCGCGCCTGGACGTTCATCGGCATGGTGACCAGCGAGACTTCGCGCAGGTCCAGCTTCTTCAGCCGGTACACCCCGCGGCGCTTCTCGTCTTCGGCGATGCCGCCGGCCGGGATGCGGTAGCCGATGGACAGACCGCCCAGCGCCTTGGCCTTCAGCAGGCCATGGGCGCGCTTCGCCAGCGGGTCCGCATCGATCAGCAGCCGGCCCTTCACCCACAGGCCTTTGGTGTCCTCGCTGATGTCGGTCCAGACGCCAATCGGCTCGTCCTGTTTGTGCTGCCACAGCATCGGGATGGCGCGGCCATCGGCCTTCGCCTTCACCAGCCCTTCGATGAAGGCGCCCGGCTCGACCACGTCGCCGCCTTGGTCGACGTTGCCGAAGGTCGAGGCATAGCCTTCGAAGGTGCCTTCGTCGCCAACGGCCTTGGTCTCCAAAGCGAAATCAAGCGTCTTCATTGTCGCTCTCCAAAGGCGGCCCGCCGTTGTGGCCGATACCGGCGGATTGGGTGATCGGGATGTTCTGGGCCTGCATGCGCGGCACCTCGCCGCCCGGCACGGGCGGCAGGTTCTCCAGCGCCCGCACCTCGTTGATCGTCATCACGCCCGCGTCGAGCATGGTCTTGTAGAAGGCCGCGCGTGCGGCGCTGTCGCCGCGCAGCAGACCTTCCAGGTTGAACTCGACGGTGATGCCGGCCGCCCGGTCCTGCGGGCTGAGAAGCTGTTTGGCGATGGCCTGTTCGATGCGCTTCAGCCGGCGGCGCAGGGTGAACTTCTGGAACGCCAGCGTCTGCTGTTCCAGGCCGGTGCCCCAGCTCGTCGTCTTCTCCGTCCTCCCCACCATGTGCGGCGGAACGCCGAAGAAGCGGCACACCTCTTCGACGGAGAAGCTGCGCGACTCCAGCATCTGCGCGTCTTCGGGATTGATCGACACCGGCTCCAACTTGGCCCCGCCCTCGCTGATGAAGGGCTTGCCGGTGTTCATCGCCCCGACATACTTCTCCACCAGCACCGTTTCGGCGATGGAGCGCTGTTCAGAGGTCAGGAACTTGTCGAAGGCAATGGCGACGGACGGGCGCATGCCGTTGGCGAACATCTTGCCGGCGGCCCGGTCGATGGCCGATGCCAGCCCGAAGGCATGCCGGCCGAACGCCAGCGTCGACATGCCGCCCAGCGGGTCGCCGCCGAAGCCGCGAATGTGCAGCATGTCCGGCTGCATCACCTCGAAGGCCTTGCCTTGCTCCGACCAGCGGTAGCGCAGCACACCGGACGACAGACGGTCGACCAGCACGCCGTCCGGCTTGGCGGGGGTCAGCGCGATCACCCGGTCGCCGGACCGCTCGATGCGGGCATAGGCGTTGCCCCACAGCTCCAGCCCGGCAACGCTGTACTCCCAGAAGTCGCCCGCCGTCTGATCGGCGTTCGGGCTGTCGTGTAGCACCCGGTACAGCGGATGGTCCTTGGCGACCGTTCGCACGCCTTGGGGCGTGGTGCGGTAGACCATCAGCGGCAGCGACGCGATGGTGCCGGCCAACAGGTTGACGCAGGCCCAGGCCGTCGACAGCGCAAGCGCGCTTTCGGCGGTGACCGGTTCGCCCGCGTGGCTGGAACCGCCGCCCCGCGGCCAACCGGTGGGGTCAGTGAGGGATAGGGAGCGGATGACGAAGCCAACCGCTTTGCGCAACAGGTTCATCCCGCCCTCGCCAAGCTCGCGAAATAGTCGTCCAGGCCGCCGTCCTCTTCAGACGGGGCCATAGCGCGACCGATTGCCATGATCAGCGCGACGATGCCGTCGATGCGCTTCGGGGTGCCCTTGCGGTTCGGTTTGACCGGGGCGATGTTGTCGCGACCGTCATCGTCAAACGCGACGCAGGTCGCCATCCAGCGGGCGACCGGGTTGCTGCCGTGGTTGAGGTCACCGGTCAGGATCAGCCGTTCCAGCTCCTTCGACGGCGCCGACATGCTGGCGAAGCCTTGGCCGAACGGCACCATGATGACGCCGTCGTTGCCGAGCTGCGTCGTGATCTGGGACGAGTTCCAGCGGTCGATGGCGACTTCCTTCAGGTCCACCATCTCGGTGATCGGCGTCCAGTTCTTCAGCCGCTCCGCCGCCTCGCCCTTGCCGGTGATCTCCGCCCGGATGACGTCGTAATCGACCGCGTTGCCTTCGGTCCCGCATATCCAGCCTTCGGCGATCCACTTGTCGAAGGCGACCCGGTCGCGCTTGATGCGGTCCGCCAGGGCCTTGCTCGACGGCACCGGCAGCCAGAAGCGCCACCACACATCATAGCCCGGCCCGTCCAGGCGGGGCGAAACGAGCGCCAGGGCGGTCAGGTCGGTGGTGGTGGAGAGGTCAAGGCCGCCCCAGCAGCGGCGGCCCGCCAGATCGGCCAGCGACACCGGCCGGATGCGGCAGGCGTCCCACTGATCCATGTCCAGGCCGGTGGTGACGACGTTGTCGACCCACAGGTTCAGATGGAAACGCTTGAACTCGGCTTCCTTGCGCGGCTTGCCCTTGGCCTTCTCGCACTCGGAAGCCAGGAAGTCGGACTTGGGCGAAACGCCATAACCGGGGTTCGCCTTCGCCCAGGTCTCCGGAGCCGTCCAGTCATCGGTGGGATCGGCGGCGAAGATCACCGGCAGGAAGGTCGGATCGATGACGTCGCCCTTCTGGATGGCGACGGCCCGTTCATGGACTTCCCAGCCATAGCCGATGCCCGCCAGTCCGGCCGTGGTGGTGTACACCTCCAACGGCTGGCGGCGGGCGGCAGCGCCCTTGTGAACGACGTCCTGAAGCTCGCCGGACGGCCATTCGTGAATTTCGTCATAGATGCCGCCGGAGGGGGAGAAACCGTGCTTGCTGCCGGGCTTGGCCGACAGCGGCTTGAAGCTGGCCGCCAGCTCCGCGCAATAAAGCGAGGTCTTGTACACCTCGACGGCGTCGCGCAGCTCCTCCGACAGGCCGACCATGGTGCCGGCCTTGTTGAAGACGATCTTGGCTTGGTCCTTGTCGACCGCCGCCGAATAGACCTGTCCGCCGAACTCGCCGTCGCCGATCAGCATCAGCAGCGACAGGCCGGCGGCGAACTCGGTCTTCCCGTTCTTGCGCGGCACCTCAAGGTAGACTTCGCGGATCAGCCGGGTTCCGTCCGCCCGCTTCCAGCCGAAGACGGTGCGCACCATCTCCGCCTGCCACGAGCTGAGATGGAACGGCTTGCCCCACCACTCCGCCTCAGTGTGGCGCAGATAGGTGGGGAAGAAGGCCACCGCCGCTTCGGCCGCTACATGGTCGAACCACGCGCCAAAGCGTTCTCCCCCGCGAGGCATCGGGGGAGGCGGCAGGGTCTGCAACTCGGTCACGTCAGTTCAGGCGCGAGCGGTTCAGAAGGCCAACGGGAGACGGCGGCGGAGAGGCGGCAGGCGCGTCGGGGGTTGCGGCGCCCGGCTGCGGGTCATCACCGAACAGCCCCGGTTGGGGTGCCGGCGGTGGAGCCATCGCCAGCCGCTGGAGAAGCTGCTGGCGGGCCATCGGCGACAGGCCGAAGCGATCTTCCAGGGATTCGAGGCGGGATTCCAGCCGGTCACGCACCATGAAGGCGGGACGAATGCGCTCCATTTTGCCATGGGCACTTTCGGTGACGTAGGTTTCGCCGCTCTTGCGCAGATCCTTCGTCAGCTCCACCCAGCGGGCGAGATGCTCGCAATAGCGCGCGAAGGCCCCAAAGTCGGTGGAGCGCAGCAGCTTCATGCGGCCCAGCTCGGGCGCGAGGTCTTCCCAGATGCGGCGGGCTGAAATCGGCAGCGTCTTCGGCGCCGTCGACTTCAGGCCCGGCAGATCGTGAGCAGCAGACGACAGCGGACGGCGGCCAGGGTTGCCCTGGGCTTCGCGCACCTCTGCCGGCTTAGGTTTACGGCCCTTCATCGCCTAACCCCCTGCCACAAAAAAAGTTTTCCCAATTTCGCGCGCTGTTCCATTTGCTTAAGGCACCGGTCCGTGGGGCGAAAGGTCCCAAGGATCAGACCCCCCCCACCCGCCGGGGGGACCGGCCGGGGGCCGGCTGCCCGGCACGGGCTGCCGCCCGCTCCGCCGCCTGTTTCGGCCCGTCATGGCAGGGCTTGCACAGGCTCTGGGTGTTGTCGCGGCTGAAGAACAGCGCGCGGTCACCATGGTGCGGCTCGACGTGGTCGACCACGGTCGCCGCGACGGTCAAGCCGTGCTTCCCACACATGCGGCACAGCGGCTCCACCGACAGCCGCCACGCCCGGATGTCCAGCCACGACTTGACCTTGTACCAGCCGCGCCACGGCTGCGCTTCCTGACGGGCGCGGTCGTGG